AAGGCTTTTCTTTGCTTCTGCTAAGTTGTTAAATGTTTTATTTGCTGGATCATTGAAAAGCTGTGAACTCATTCCGTAAATGTTACAAAACTTACGAAGTTTATTCAAGTCAATTTGGTCCAGCATTAAATCCTTTAAATTAGAACCTAACTGAGTAAATTTAACATTTTGTGAAGTTGTTACTGTCTTGTTATAGTTGTTTGCTCCTCCAATTCTATTTTTTAATTGGTTATCAAGTTCGTCCCTTTCTTCGGCAGTCATCGGATAACCTTCTTTGGAATCTGAAGAAATCATTCCGGTTGCTCCTCTGTTTTCAATCATTGCTGATTCTGCTTTATGCACTTGATTAGAAGTGTCCAAAGCTAAATAAGAAGGCTGCAACATTGAAAGTCCTTTTCTATCTTGTGGGTATGAAGGATCTAATTTTTTAGAATGAATTAATTGTTCTGCTTCATATTCTGTTCTATAACCAGCATAAGAAAAAATATAACTTGAAGGTCTTTCAAAAAATCTTTGATTTGTAATTGTTGAACACTCCATAAATTGCGAAGGCAAAATATACAATGAAGTAGGAACTGTAAAACCCAAAGCAGTATCTTTTAATTCAAAGCTATCTCCAGTTAATAAATAATTTGTGTACTGCTCAATACGATATTCTTTGTTGGTCTGGTCCTCATTAGGTTTCATTAATAAGCTATAAAGAGAATTACTTGAATCCTCAACTTTTACCCACTCTTCGCCCTTCTTTTCATATAAGCAAATAGGAATACTTGCCGAAGTTTGGACCAATTTATCTATAACAGAAAAAACATCTTCATTTGAAAGATACCCCTCATTTATCAGTCTTTCTTCTCCTATATGATTATAACCAAAACCACCAAAACCAAACCATTTTGAGAAAGCAGAACGACTGCTTAAATTTGACAATTGATTATGATTCTTTAAAGTAAAGATTGATTTTATTTTGTCTATTATAACCATATTTTAAAATTTATCTGTCAAGATAGTCAAGTGCATAGCGTAAAGGGTCAATTAAATGATTAAAATTATCAATTGGCGTATCACTTTTTTTGTCAAGCCAAATGTAGTTGTTTAACTCACTTATCAAATTTATACTATTTTTTTCTACAATAATACGATATTTTTGGATTTTTTGTATTCCAGTCAAAACCGAACCGGCTTTTTTAACGCAAGGAATTAGATTTATACTCTTTCTTTCTTGTGTTGTTTTACGTCTTAAAGTTTGTATTGTTGTTTTTGCTGCGCTATCTGCTATAATCAATTTATTATCAGCGTGTTTATAATTTAATTCAAATATCTGATCATCATCTAAAGAGGACAAATAAAAGCATTCCTGAACATAAAGAAGCTTATTTTTTTTATCAATAGCAACTTTCACCAATGTCGTTGGATCATCATAGCCATAATCTTGACCAAAAATATAGGGTAAACTTTCGTCAAATTCTCCTATTTCCCAATTATTAAAGATTGTTCCTTCTTGTCTTTCTCTCCAACCTCCTAAAACAATATATTTATACCACTTATAAAGTCGTTTAACCTGATCACTTTCTTTTTCTTGGTCCTCTTCACTCAAAGAAATATACTTGTGATATGCTTTTCTTCCTTCTTGGTAAGCGGTCCAGTTTTCCGTTGTATGATGTATTTTATCTACATCTAAATAAGAAGTATGAATATAACAAACATCATTTATTATTGCATTTGTACCCCCTTGAACATTTCTTTCTTTGAAGAACTTTTGATAAATCCAATGCTCAGCAGTTGTAGGATTTAAAAGTAATATTGAATAATTTGGAAGGTCTTCACGTCTTAAAGATAGTTTCATTTTGTCGAACTCCTCAAAACTTGGATGCTCTTCTGCTTCTTCGACTACCTGAACATTAAAAGAACTTAATCCTTTTCCTCCAGCAGTTTGTGCTTTTGACCCTCTTTTTAATCCCTTAAAATATATCAGTCCTCCACTTTTATACTCTATTTTATTTTTTTGAAATTCACATTCTAAAGGCATCAAATCAATAACTTTATCAAAGTCAGCTTTTACAGTCGTTTCAAGTGAATCATTCGTGTACCTTGTGTAATAAGTATTATGACCAAATTTAGAACCTCTTACATGAGCGTCAGCCTCAACAACCATAGATTTTCCTGAACCACGTCCACCAGTTAAAACAAAGACAGTAACTTTGTCAAGCTTGGACCAAAATTCTTGTTCCGCTTTACTCAATAAAGAAAAACCTTCACTTTGTACCTTTGCTCTTGCGTATGGTTTGGCTAATAATGGCTTATACTTATTACTAAATTTCATTAATCCTCTTCGTTAAATTCTCCAAAAGTTATATTTACATTTCCTTTTTGTTTCAAATCAACTTCAGTTTTTTCAATATACCCTCTTTTTCTTCCTTTTGTTTTTAAGTAGAAAATTATTGAAGTTTCTTTTTTGTCCTTTATGTTTTCCAAAAGTTTGCTTTCTGCAAAATCTAAAACATAATCTTGAACGTTGTCCACATCATCAGCGAATTGCTGGTCCTCATTGTAATATCTGTAAAACGTGGTACGATCTAAATCCACCATCTTACAAGCATTTGTTACAATACCCATGCTTTTCTCAAGTGCTTTTAACAACTTCTTTTTATTGTGTTGTATTTGTTGTTTTATATTGTTTTTAACTCCCATGATTTACATAAATTTTTTAAATGCCTTTAAAGGATAAAAAATTAAACTATTTCTATACCCAGTTTCGTCAAATGTTTCTATTGGTGTAACTCCATGAATATTTTTCCATGCTGGGTAAACTAATAATGAGTTATCACTACTGTTCATTGTTGCACCATAATCTGGAACATGCAAGTCACCGCCTTTAGCTTTGTGTTTTTTTGTAATAATTACATTAACGCAGCCAACTAAATTACCAGTATCTCTATGAAAAGGTGCTGAAATATTATAATTAGAAATAGAACTTGTAAAGAGATTCCCAAACCTAAATTCTTTAGGTACATTTTCTTCAATACATTTTTTTTGAAACTCATATTGTTCAGGCATTATTTCCTTTAAAACCTTTTCAGCTTCTAAACAAGCCAATAACATTGCTTTTATAAATGTTTTTGCCTTTGGATCGTTGTGAACAGATGATATACTTGGATATGGCCGCATCATGTGTGGTCTTGGCGGAGTCCCCCCCAATATTGTTGAGTATTGACTAACTCCATCATCAGACGCTTGTGTCCAGCTTTTTTCCCCTTTACGAACTGCTATTGCAATTGAACTTCTGTTCATTTTTGATTTAGGTACATTTTTACTCCTAAACTCTTTATTTGCTATTTCAATATAATCTTTTAATTTTCCCTCAATATTTTCAATAAAAAATCCTATTGGCTTTCCATCTTCATAGAATATTGTATCTTCTGTTATGTTTGGTGGAATATATGGACATTTATCACCTATCTTTGTTTTATGCTCTACTTTTTTTAAATCTAATCTTTTCATAACAAGTTTTTTAAAATAAATTCTAAAGTTTCTGTTGAATTGTGAAACTCAAAATCATGTACAATATTATTAACCCTTGTTTCTATTCTTTTCAAGTGTTGTGACGTTTGTTTAGATCCTCTTTCTAATCTGCCTTTTGCTCCATTATCTTTTATTTTTATTATATATGGATTAAAAGTTTTTATAAAATTTTCATTCATAAATCTATCACCCTCACAAATCACCCTCCAATTATTTTTATTAACTACTTTTTCAAACTTTTGGAAATCTACAGAAACTGCCATACTTAATTTGTCGCCACCATCAAAAACACTACCATCAAAAACCCCTAAAAAACAATTACTATCTTTTTTAACAAATCTTATTAAATTAAATTTACATTTTTGCATAGCTTTTAATTCATTCATTAATTGTTTTATTAGCCATGTTTTTCCTGAGCCACAAGGACCAATTACAAGTAAATGCTTTTTAATTTTCATATTCTTTTAATACGTTTTTTTCAAATGTTTCATTACGAAATTGCCATAAAACCTCCCATGCTACACCGTTAAATTTATTTTCCATTTTTATTATTTCTTGCCTCATTCTTTCTATATAATAGCCAATATACCTTTGGTTTTTATTATATTTATTATAAGCACACAGAGTTGTTTCTATTTGATAAATGTTACCGTTCATTTTTTTTGTCATGCTAATAAATTCATTGTGCAGTATTTTAGCTCTTTGTTTTGTTAGTTTCTCATCAACCCAATTTTTTTTATTTATAGCATAGCATAATCCTTTTCTGCAACTTTCTGCTTCAACCATATTCAAGTGAGTTGGGCATATTTTAAAATCAGTTATTTGATTTAAAACATCTAAATAATTAAAGGTTGAAAACCTCCCAAAATATTTAATATTTGTTATTAAATTTTCAGCTTGTAATGGTGTTTTTGCTTGTTTAAAATATTGTTGTTGATTGTTTTTTACTAATTTTTTATACGATATAAAACTATCAATAAATTGGTCATTACTTTTTATTCTCAATCTATCTGTTTGAAATATTAAATTTTGTTTATTATCAATCCACCATTTTTTCAACCTTTTCAAATCAACAAGTTCATAATCAGGAAATTCATTATACATTAAAAAAGTAGTGACTGCGCAATAATTTGTTCCATACAAAAAAGCAACCCAATATCTTTGGGATAAATTTAATTCAAATCTATCTGATATGTATTTTAAACAAATAACAGAAGGATCAACATCTTTTTTTAGCATAGAGTTATTGTGATAATCTTCATAACTAATCATAATGTATAAATTTTATCTGAATTAATTATTTTACAATCAACAAGGCCAGTCCTATTTAAAATGTCTTTTGTTGAGGCAACAATTTTGTTTTGATTTACATAACCAATCCAACATGGCCTTTTTTTATTTCTAAAAACATCAATATTATCGTTTTGGTCCAAAAACAACCCGGCAAAACTTTTACCCTTTATTAACTCGGTGAATTTTATATCACTTTCTAATTTAGCGATTAAAGCCAATTCTCCATCATTATCAGTTTGTAATTTAATTTTATAACATGATTCTATTTCTTTTTTACATCTCATGTCAATTACCCCATTAAAAACTAAAGATTTATTTTGTTTTGTTATTGGCTGATTGTTTAAATGGTTTTTATAATCTCCACTTGTAGAATATCTAAAATGGGCTATAAATATATTTGGTGAATTTGATTTTAAACTATCTATAAATTTTAAATATGAATTAAATTTAAAAGTTAGAATCTCATTATTCTTAGTGTAAGAATACCCAAAACTATGTAACCCCCTAATCCTTGAATTGTCGCATATTTTTTTAACCAATTCAAAATCAAATTCGCCTTTGTAGCCTATGATTGAACACATTATAATTTTTCTTTTTCTTCTTTCAATTTTTCGATAATCATAGAACCTATATAAGCACCTTGACCCCTCCAATACTTAACAAGTTCTTGCGCTTCTTGGTAATGCTCTAAATCAAATTCAATTTGTATGGCTTTTTTTACTCCTGAATTCATTTCATCAAGCTCATCTTCAATATCTTCATCATCTAAAATAGAATAATCAACATCTTCCTCTGTATCAAATTGGAAAGCATTAAAACCCCAATCAACAAGGTCATCTTCGTCAAAGTGATTTGCTAACATATCAAAGTCAAATTCACCAGTATTTTTATTTAGCCTGACATTTAATTCTTTTTCCTCTTCTAATGTTAGATTTAATTCAACGCAAGGAATTGTATCATTTCCAAGGTCGGACCACACTTTAGTCCTTTGATGTCCACCTATAATGATATTTTTCCTTTCCTCGTTTATATTGACTAAAATAGGATCAACAATGCCAAACGTACTTAAAGAATCTTTAAGTTGTTTATACTGTGTTTCCGTCAACCTACGTGGATTGTAATCTGCTTCAATAAGCTCTGTAATTTTTCTTTCTACTATTTTCATAACTCTTGTTTTATTGCAATTTGGGCTTCTTTTTGCAATTGCGTTGTAAGTTCTTTAATCGTTTTCAATAGTTTCATTTACCACCTTTTGCATTTCTTTAATGGAAATCCCTTCTTTTGGGGTAATCTTACGAATAGCACAAGCTTTTTTGTAAACATCATAATATTTATGATAATCTGTTATTATACGCTCTATCCTATCATGATCAACTTTCATTTTTATCCTTAACATTTGCACAAAAACAAAAAATATACAAATCAAGCATAAACACAGTAAAGCAATTATTAAATTATTCATTTTAGTACAAATTACTTTGTTTAAATTCTCCTTCACTTCTTACATAAAATTTTCTTATGTATTCCTTTTCTACTGTATCACCTTTTATAATAAAATCAGCTTTCATTTTAACATCACTTTGAAGCAAAGGATTCATAAAAGAGTAAATTGCTGTTATTGTTGTGTCATTTTTGCGCTTTGCTTCAATCTCATACTTTGAAATCATGTTGTTATGCTTCTTCTGAAGATAAACTTTTACAATCCTTTCGCTATTATTCTTTACGCAAGAACTTAGGACCATGATCAAACTTAATATTTTAATGTATTTCATTTTCTTATAATTCAAATATTTACAATAAAACAAAACCCTAAAAAGCAGTGTCACGTGCAATTTAGGGCTTGTTCTGTTTAGTCAATGACTAAAATTATTTACTCGTTGGTGACACTCAACATTTAAATATACT